GCTACTTTAGCCACAGCAGACGCGGGTTTAGATATTGGTCCCTTTCGATCAGCATATTCATCACCAGCTTGCAATGCTGGGAGAATTGTTGCTCCGCTCAGCTTGACGTTTTCTAGCCATGCAAATACGGTAATGGATACCCCAGTACCAACTACACCATTAGCATTCTTTAAAGTCATTGGTGTAAAAACTTCCAATTGACCCATAGCAATTGTTTCTTCTAAATCAGTTATCTCTAACCAATCCTTATGATAAAAGAATGGTAAAACCATCTCTCCACCTTCGCAATTTTGAGGAAAAAATTTAATATGTGGCCTTTGTGATAAAGCCATAAAATATCCATCTGATGTGTTGGTGAATTCCGGTCCTATAGTCGAGGGAGTAAAATCTACTAGCGGTCTATAACTCATGAATCCCATCCCATAATAAAAAGGCGATGCATTTATCACTAGTTTAATATGAAGATTAGCTTGCAAATAAGCATAATTTTGCAATTTATTCCTGACAGATAGAGTGTTTAAATATGCACTCCAAGGGTTAATAATAGCATTTAATGTTGTACCCTCTGACCAAGTGAATCTATCTATAATTACTGGTCGTTTTAACCAATCCTCTAAACCTACCTCTGGAGTATAATCCTTCCAATATGTGGAATCTGGATAACCCATGTTAGTATATGAATTTCCACTATCTAAATCCGTAAAAGTCGTGATTTTCTCTTGTATAGTTTGAGTATTACTAGTTTCACCTGAACCATGCACTTCAGTGGTATTTTCAATACCTGACTGTAACATCATTAGTGATAAATCACTATACGGAAAATCCCTCTCGTTTATATGCCGTTCTTCAGCTATATTTCTAAGTACCCTAATAATTAATTGGCGCTCTTGCCAATTCAAAATTGATAAGACATCTAATATAATGTCCTCTATGTTTTGTTGTCCATGTCTATTTCTAAGTTTATTGCGCAAACAAGGAGGACAACAATCTCCTAATTCACAACAATTTAATATATTTAAGTTACCGATTAGTTTATTTAAAGCTCATTATGTTATTAATCATTTAATAATGAGTCTATTTTTCTTTTGGCTATCTACCTAACCTATGTAAATACATATTTTGAGGAACGCTCTGGTAAATATGATTTAAAATTATATGTCCACTCTTATTATTTATATAAAAATAGAAAGTGTAAATAATACAGTATATACAATATAAAGTCCTTAT